CATCATTCGAGGCAGCTGATGAGGTGTTTATTCTTGATGTTGAGAAGAGTGCCTAGTTAAGAATTGAATGTACCCCGGAAACCTTCGAAGCCCGGGGTCTATTTTAATAATTGAGAAAGGAGCTAGTAATATGGCTTTTGTTAAATTGAAGAACTTAAAGGGGGAAACAGTTCGTATCCCTTCAAGTGCAGTTAAGTCTTATGAGAACTTAGGATTCTATCCTGAGAAGCAGATTGAGGGTGTTGCAAAAGAAGACCCTATTCCAGATGTGGATGAGGACATGGACCAGGAAGATGGCCAGGAACAGAAGGAAGATGCAACTCCTGAGGATAACGAGGAAGATGCAAACTTCGTTAGTACAATACAGAAGAAGCCTTTATCTTCTTGGAATAAGGAAGAGGTTAAGAGATATGCTTCTATCTTCGACATTGATTTAACAGGCACAAAATCTGCTAATGAGGCGAAGGAAAGAATCAAGGCATTTATGAATAATGCAGAATAGGAGGTAATCCTATGTCCATTTTAGAGAGAATGAAGAAGATACTCAGAGAAGAAGATTTTCCGATGTTTTCAGATGAAGATTTGGAGTTTTATATTTCCGAAAATAATGGGGATGTAGATGCTGCTATTTATCAGTGCTTAGTTATTAAGTCTGAGAATAATTCGGTAACTATTACTGGATTAACAGCAGCAGATAGCTCAAGTTATTTTAGGAGATTGGCTTCTCAATACAAGCCAAGTAATACAGGTGTTCTTCAGGGAGGTGCTTAATATGAGAAGTGCTATTCCTTTAACCAAACGTAAAGCAGAAGTAATTCGTAACCAGTTGAGTAGAGAATTTGAAAGGCTTGGAATTGAAGTTGTAATCCATAGGAAAAGATTTAAAAGTGATGGAAGCAATGGCTTTATCCCTGACGGGGAAGAAACTTTTAAAGTCAAAGGAATTCTCAAGAGTTGTTCCACAAGTGCTAAGGAATTTACTGTTGGGGATGGAGGTAGAACATATTCAGTTACAGACACTCTTTCTGTTTTATACGAAGAGGGGACAGAATACAAGATGTACGATTGGTTTGAATACAATGGAATAAGATACACTATCCTTCAGGCTTCAGATGTTGGGGAACAACATATTTACTGGTTGTTAAATCTAGCAATGGAAGTCCAGGAGGTGGAAAGATATGGCGAGTGATTTGAAAATTGAGTGGAATGCTGAGGAGTTAGTAAGCAGTCTTAAAAATTTGGATAGAGCATTTACTTCCAAAGAGTATGGTGGCTTACTGATGTTGATGCAAACAGCAGCATCTAAAATGGAATCATGGGCTAAGCAAAATGCCCCATGGACTGATAGAACAGGCCAGGCAAGACAAAGGCTTACTGGTCAGGCATATTGGGAAGATTCCAGTATTGTAGTTGCTGCAATCGCTCACCAAGTAGATTATGGTATATGGCTAGAGTTAGCCCACCAAAGACAATATGCAATTCTTGAGAAAACTCTTGATGAGCATAGAGGAGAGATAGAAGATGCAGTAAAGACACTGCTAGGAAGATATGCAAAGATATAAGGAGGCAACATGAATAGACAACAGTTAATACAAAGTTTTGGACATATTGCCCCTGTTAAGAATGTGGGGCAAAGCTATAAGCATAGTGATGAACCATATATAGTTCTCAAAGAAATGAATACAACCTCAGATGGAAATAATTCCTGGGGTGGATATAAAACCTTTAATTTATTATGTTATGTACCGGACACTTCAACTTCCCAGTTGGATGCATTGGTAACAGCAGTAAAGAATAGGGTTTTTGAACTAAAAGAACAAGGTGTGGAATATAAAGGTGAAATGGGAGAAGACTTCCATGATGCCGAAATTAGAATGTATATGAAATATGTTGCAATTAGAGTTCCACAACAAATCCAAATGTAAGGAGGATATTGAAATGAAAGACGTACTGTATGGTGTTAAACTTGTTACTCTCGAAGAGATTGACAAAGTGACACAATTACCAGTAGAGGGTGGTGTTAAATGTAGAATTAACACTGCTGAGAGTGCAGAGATGGAGGCAGTTTCTTCTGAGGGTGAAGAGAACGTGCAGAGAACTGATGACAGAATCTTAGCTATAGTTCGTACCCCAGATTTGCTTTACGGTTATGACGTAACCCTTACTGATAACACTTTCGATGCTGAAGTTGCAGCACTTATCGAGGGTGGTATTATAGATAAGGACGAAGCTGGTAATGTGATTGGTTATAGAGCCCCATTCATTAGTGAGGGTTCTACAAATATGAAACCTTTTAGAGCTAACATTTATGTAGCTAACTATGAAGGAGACAGCATAAAGAACTATGTTGTGATTACACTCAACAACTGTTCTGGCTCAGCTCCAGGCATGAACGCAGCAAAGGAGTTCTATGCTCCTGAGTACACTATCAAGGCAAGAGAAGCAACAAAGGCAGGACTTCCTATTAAGAGTTTATCTTATGTGAATGAGTTACCTGCTCCTGATGCTCCTACCGTTATCAAGACTACAGTTGGTACTCTTGAGGAAGGAACTATCTCAGGTATTCCTGTTGATACAACTGTCGCTTCATTCCTTGCAGGAGTTACAACTTCAGTTGGCTCAAGTAAGAAGATAGTTAATGCCAAGGGTTATGATGTAACAACAGGCAATATCGAAGATGGCATGATTTGTCGAGTATTCTTGCCAACAGAGATTACTGCTAAGACAGATTATACTTTGTCTTTAGTGCAGGGGTAAATGAGTAATTAATGGGGTGGCTACGGCTGCCCCTAATTGAGAAGAAAAGGAGAGAGAATATGTCAGAAATAAATCAGATTACAAGTATTGAAGAATTTAGAAGTCAGAGTCAGCCACTCGTAGATATTGTAGGATTCGAACCTGGACAATACATAACCGTTAGATTAAGACGTATTAGTCTAATGAATTTGTGTAAGACTGGGAAAATCCCTAATGCATTACTACAGAAGTCTACTGAACTTTTCACTGGTAAAAAGAAAGGGGAGAAAGTAGATGAGTCAAAGGTGCTTGAGAATATTAATGATTTGGATGGTATAAACCAGATTATTGATACGGTATGTGAGGCGGCGATGCTTGAACCTAAATTTGAAGAAGTTAAGGAATATCTTACAGATGAGCAGAAGACAGAAATTTTCCAGTGGACTCAGGGAGGTATTAAGGCTCTTGAATCCTTTCGTGCAGAGCAGGGAGATTTTGGATTGTCTAATGATGAGTAGGATTTATAAGATTCGCCCTAGTGCATTGTTAGGAATCGGCCCAGATGATTCGTACACAGCTTATTGTTTTGATGAAGCGTGTGCTTATATCTTAGGCCAGATTGATAACAAAAAGACACCACGCTTTCCCGGAGAGGAGAAAGCTAATCCATTGTTACGTAAATTGGAAGCAGGGCAATTTTAATGTTACCCTGCTCTATTTATTTAATAACAAAAGGAGGTGACTTGTGTGGCTAATACAACAATTGGCTCAATCGTAGCTAAATTGATGTTAAATATTGATAATTTTAGTAGTAATCTTTCGAAGGTTCAAAGTGATATAGAACAGACTGGCAAGAAGCTAGAAGGTTTAGGTAAACTTGGTGGTGGATTAACTTCTGTAGGTAAGACCATGACTAAATCCTTGACAGTTCCAATTTTAGGGATAGGTACTGCAGCAGTTGCCACAGCAACTAACTTTGAGTATAGTATGTCTCAAGTGCAAGCTATCTCTGGTGCAACTGGGGATGAGTTTAAAGCTCTTGAAGATGAAGCAATTAAGTTAGGTGGTTCAACAAAGTTCTCAGCCGGAGAAGTAGCTGATGCAATGACTGAGATGGCGAAAGCAGGTTGGTCTACTGAACAAATTCTTGCAGGTATGTCGGGAGTCCTTGATGCGGCTGCTGCATCAGGAGAAAGCCTTGCTAATGTATCAACTATAGTTGCTGATGCAATCACTGGATTCGGTTTGGAAGCAGCTGATGCAACAAAGGTAGCAGACCTTTTAACCCAAGCAGCTAACTCTGGTACTATTGATATTAACGACTTAGGGGAATCATTTAAGTATGTAGCCCCAGTAGCTCAATCATTAGGTATCAATATTGAGGATGCAACAACAGCCCTTTCAGCAATGTCTATGGCTGGTATTAAAGGTTCCCAAGCTGGTACAGCTTTAAGAACAATGCTTACCAACATGGTTAAACCTACAGATGTAATGGCTGAGGCCATGGATGAGTTAGGATTCTCCGTATTAGATGATGCTGGAAACATGAAATCTTTAGACACAATCGTTGCTGATTTACGTACTTCATTTGCTGGGTTGACAGATGCAGAGAAAGCAAAGTATGCCGCTACCCTTGCTGGTAAAGAAGGAATGTCTGGTATGCTTGCTTTATTGAATTTAACCCAAGAAGAGTATGATGCAATATCAGAATCTATGTATAACAGTAATGGTGTTGCGAAAGAGACTGCTGAAGTAATGCAAGATAATCTAAAGAGTGCACTCGAACAATTAGGTGGTGCATTCGAATCTTTAGGTATAAGAATAGGCCAGGTGCTTATTCCTGCAATTAAATCGATTGCTGAAAAGATTACAGTTCTTGCTGAGAAACTTGCAGGGGCAAGTGAAGAACAGATTAAAATGGGCATTAAGATTGCAGCCCTAGTTGCTGCAATAGGTCCATTAATAGCTATCGTTGGTAAAATGATAACTGCGTTTACCACTTTAAGAAAAATAGCCACAGCAGTTAAGTCAGGTTTTACGATTGTCAAAACAGCTATTGCTGGGGTTAGTGCTCCGGTCCTTGCTATTGTTGCAGTGATAGCAGTGTTGGTAGCAGCATTCGTTAACTTGTGGAAAACTAATGAAGAGTTTAGAAACAAGATAACATCTATTTGGAACGGAATAGTTGGGAAGTTTAAAAACTTCTTTGCACAGATTACGGAGAAAATAAATTCATTAGGATTTAACTTTAGTAACTTTTCTGAAGTGCTAAAAGCAATATGGAAAGGCCTGTGCGATTTCTTAGGGCCAATATTCATTGGAGTATTCGAAACAATCTCAACAGTAGTAGGAACAGCTTTAGATGTTATACTAGGGGTAGTAGGGATTTTTACTTCAGCTATGAAAGGCGATTGGGAAGGAGTTTGGGACTCCGTAAAACAAATCTTTGAGTCGGTTTGGGAAGGCATAGTAGAATGGTTTGAGAATATCGGGGAAATGTTTATTGGAATATTTGAAGTAATCTGTGGTTGGTTTGGAACTACATGGGAAGAGACCTGGGGAGGAATAAGAGATTTCTTCACAAATATCTGGAATGGTATTGTTAGTTTCTTCACCAGCATAGGTAGTACTATTATGGGTCTGCTTTCCCCATTACTAACACAAATCTCAGGAGCTTTCCAAATGGCATGGGATGTTATAAAATTAGCATGGAGTTATGTTGTGCCATTCTTCAATGCAATATGGGAAGGAATAAAAGCTATCTTTTCTGTTGTATCAACTTGGTTCGAAACAATATTTAGTGTAGCTTGGGAATTAATCAAAGCTATATGGGACGTTGTTGTTTCTTACTTTGAAGTGATATGGGAAGGGATAAAGGCAACATTCTCTGTTGTTGGAACTTGGTTCAAAGGCATCTTTGGTATTGCTTGGGAAGCAATCAAGGCTATCTGGAATAATGTAATAAATTTCTTCGCAATGATATGGGCTGGAATTAAGGCTGTATTTGCTGTTGTGAAAGGTGTTCTTAGTGGCAACTTCAAGGATGCTTGGGAGGCAATTAAAAACCTTTGGGACACAGTAAAAGGATATTTCAGTGGAGTTTGGGAAGGTGTTAAAGGAGTATTCAGTGCTGTAGTATCATTCTTTACAAGTACATTTAGTTCTGCTTGGGAAGGAGTTAAAGGGGTATTCAGTCAATTCGGTTCATTCTTTAGTGGCCTTTGGGATACGATTTCATCTACATTTACCACATTAGGTACTAAGATTGGTAGTGCTATTGGGGATTCAGTAAAGGCTGGTATCAATGGCGTTATCGGTATGATTGAAAGTACCATCAATGGAATTATCGGTCTTATTAACGGAGCGATAAATGTAATCAATAACGTTCCAGGTGTTAGCATTGGCAAGGTTAGTGAGTTATCATTCCCACGTCTTGCTAAAGGTGGTATTATTGATAGGCCTACATTTGCAGAGATTGGTGAGGATGGTCGAGAGGCAGTAGTACCATTAGAGAAAAACCTTGGTTGGTTGAGTAGGTTGGCAAAGATGTTGGCAGATAACCTAAGAGGACAACTCGTTTCCTTATACAATAGCCTCAGTACTGGTAATTTGCAAGCAGCTATGGCAGGGGCTTATGGTTCTATTGCTAATGGAACAAATCCAGTTAGGTTTGATGATTCGGCAAGTGGAATAAGAGATGCAAACTCAGGTAGCTCAATCTACATTGAGAGAATTGAGGTAAGAGATGATGATGATATAGAGGAACTAACACAAGGGTTATATAATCACAATGATAAAAGTCTAAGAGCTATGGGAAGGAGGAATTTGTAATGGCTGTGAAGTTAGACGCCAAGTTTAATGGCAAATCTCTATCAGAAGATTTTGGTATAGGTTTACTTAGTTACGAAATCCAGTCAGCATCAAGTCGTAAAACACGTGGTGTTGACATCCCTGGCAGAGATGGAATGTATAAAGTGAAATCAACATACTCTCCAAAGAAAGCTGAACTAAAGGTGGTAGTTGAAGCAGAAACCACTGATAAGGTTCACAAGAAGATTAGAACATTTCTTAGCTGGTTATCCCAGCAGGATGAACCCCAAGTAGTATTCACAGATAATCCGGATGTATTTATAAAAGCAGACCTGGATGAATCTAGTGAGTATTATGTAACAAGGGGTGTAGAGAATGCAATGACACAGTTAACTATTGACTTGTATCAGTACGACCCATTCACTTACGATAATGGTGTTATTTCGTACTCATTTGAAGCTTTATCAGATAAGGTGTATGATATACTAAACGAAGGAATATATACCCCATACGTTATCTACTTATCAGCTGCAAAGAGTGCTTTAACTCAATACGCATCTACATCTCTTGGCCATAGTACAATGAATGAGGTTCCAGTTGCATCAAATGTAGTTATAGAGGTAAATGGAATTAAGCAAACGTACAATGGAATCCTAACGATAGATGATGTGTTAGAGATAAACTCCAAAGAGTTGACAGTAAACAAAAACGGGGAGAGTGCTATTTCAGATTGGGAAGGCGATATTGAAGATTTGGTGTATGGCCAGAATGCTTTTAAAATGTCAAACACTGAGGGTATTAAACTCTTCGTAAAGATAGAATTTTATAGGAGGTGGTTATAGTGGCTGAGGAATTTAAAGCAAGAAGAGACAGCTCAACTAATAATGTTCCAGTGGTTGGATATAACGATGGCGTTGATGCCCAGGACGTAATCCTTTTCGGTGCGTGTAAAGTTGTGGAGTCTTTAGTAACAGATGGAACAGGTAAGATTACTCTTTCCCATCAACCAGTTTCAATTACTGGGGTAACCTTTACAGATACAGAGGGTATAAGAAGAGGAAGGAACTTAAATGACGACATCGAGATAACATCAAGTGGTGGGGCCACAAAGTATTACGCTGGCTCAGTTTTACCGATTGAGAAGATACTAAAGGTTTACTCAAATATAAACAGAACTACTGTTGTTAGTGGTACCCAAGTTGTAGTAACATACTATAAGAGGGTTCCTATTAAAGTGAATGATAGTGGGGAGTTGATAATTGAGGGACAGAATGATGGAACCCAGAATGTTAATATCTTAAGCTCAGCTGCTACTTTACCAGTGGCAATAAAGAGTTCTGATATTACATTGACAGAGAAGCAAAAAAGTGGTATAATACTAAAGAAGGAAACATCCCTTGCTGCTGGGGCTAGTGCAAATTCCTTAGACATAATAGTTGGAGATACCACTAAAGATATGTACTTAACAAGTGCGATAGCATACTATGATGGAACAGGTTCTGAGACAGACCCATACTTAACGTTTTGGTTTGATGTAGCAGATTCTTCTAGTGTATCAACCTTTAGCCTTATGGATTTACCTTTGCCACCAAAAACAAAAGCTCCAATGCAGGTAGATTTTGGTCCAGGTGGAATAAAGGTCCCAGCAGGTTCAAAACTCAGATTTAGAGTTAATGCTAATTTCACAACGAATAAGATTCATGCAATGGCGTTTGGTTATCAGTATTCAAGTTAAGTACTAAAAGATAAATTGTAAGGAGGAAATCTTATGCTGAATTTAAAAGATGGAACTTTGTGGCAATGGGACACAGGAAGAAAACTGGTTGTAACGATAAACGAAGGCCACACTATTGATAAAGTACAATTCCATAATGGTATCGGGGAATCAGCCCAGACTGGTAGAATTGAGATAACAGAAAGTGGGGAAATACTTGCCCACATCCCTGATGGCTTGCTACAGTACCCTAATAACTTATCAGCTTACTTAATGACAATAGACGAAGATGGTATGAAGACAGTTGAGACATATACCATTATTGTTAATCCAAGAGCAAAGCCAGAAGATTATGTATTCACAAATGATGAGATACTAACCTACAGAGAATACGATGACCGTTTGAAATTTATTGAGAACGATTACGTAACAGAAGGTGAGTTGTTAGAAGCGAAGGAAGAACTAACAGACTATACTGATAGATTAGTAGATGAGCAATGTGCTGAGATTAGAGATATTGCAACTAAAGCAAACACAGATGCGGCGAATGCCCTTGAGATTGCTGAAACATCAGAGGCAATAGCAAAAGGTAGAAATAGGGCCCATGTATTTGCAGAGACAGTGGATATGAAGGCTTGGTTGTCAACTGAGGAAAATAGAACAAACTGCCTCGTTGGGGATAACCTATATATCGAAGATGTTGGGGTTCCAGACTGGTGGATCTCTAAAATATTAGAGGAGCCAGACCCTGAGACTGGATATTACTTTGAGATAGCCCAGCTGGAAACACAGAAGGTTGATATCTCCGAGATAACTAATGCAATCGAAGATTTAGAGGATGATGTAGAACAGACCAACAACAGAATGGATGGACTTGTTGATTTAATCTATCCAGTTGGTTCAATTTATATGAGTGTAAACAATGTCAATCCAGCAACATTTCTGGGTGGTACTTGGGAGCAGATAAAAGATAAATTCTTATTGGGTGCGGGAAGTTCTTACTCTGCAGGCTCTACTGGTGGTGCTGCAACTACTACTTTAGCAACTAATAATTTACCATCCCATAACCATACAATAAGCCACACCCATAATACCCCTGCAACAAACGTAGGAGGAGGAGGTAGCCATACCCATACTACTGATAATGTAACAAAAAGTCGCCACATTTTGGTTAGTGGAAATGAAATGATTTGGCAAAGTGGTGGAGCTTACCAAAGTGGTTCAGGTGGAGGTGTTAGAGCTTTAAGTTCTGCAACCCAATCGGGAAATGTTTATGAGGAACTGGAAATCTACTTCCCAAAACTCACAATGAATACGGTTGCAAATCATGCTCATACTTTGCCAGCTATGACTACTAATAGTCAGAGTACCACATCAAGTGGAAGCACTGGTAGTGGTAAAGCATTTAATAATATGCCGCCATACTTAACAGTGTATATGTGGAAGAGAACAGCATAATCTATGAAAGGAGAAAGTTGAATGGAATCGCAAATAATTGTTTTAACTAAAAATGGAAAGGTTGAAGATATTATAGATAAAGCGTATGATGTAATTGTTAAAAAGGAGATGCTAACCCGTACTAATGGTTATGAGACGCTTGAGTTTAAGATACCATTCAACTACTCCAAAAGAGACCTGCTATTCAATGAACGAAGAATAGAGGTAGATGATAGAAGATATATCATAAAGGTTATAGATGACAGTAAGTCGTCGAAGAATATTACAACTATAAGTTGTGATGCTACCTGGTACGATTTATCCGATGGGGAGTTACTAGACCATAAGTCAACAGCAAAGTTCACAGCAAGAGCAGCTATAGATGAGCAGCTAGCAGGAACTGGTTGGACTTCAGGGGTGGTTGAGATTGAGACGACCCATCAATTCACATTATCTGAGAAGAATACTCGTTTATATAATCTGAGATACATCCATAAGTTATTTGGTGGGGATATGTGGTTTGACACAAAGAACCAAACTGTTAATTTATACTCGAATATGGGCAAGAAGACAAAGAACATTTTTAAGTATACAAGAAATATATCCGAAATCAAAAGAACGATTGATACCCGTAACTTAATCACTCGCTTTACAATGTATGGTAAGGATGGGGTTGATATCTCTGAAGTAAACGATGGTAAACCTTATGTCGAGAACTATGGATATTATGACCAACTAGGAATCCCTAGAGTTTTAAAATCTTATGAGACTCAAGATGATAGATTTACAAATACCGCTTACATGAAGTGGTACATGGAGGAATGGCTAACTCAGTATGCATACCCTACTGTAACGTACCAAATAACCCCATCTGTTATTTCTGCTAGTGTTGAGCTTTGCGATTACATCTACGTTATTGATAATCAGTTAGGGTTAAAGAAGTGGCTTCGTATTCTGGCAACAGAAGAAAATAAAGGTGAGCCTTGGAAATCAAAGTACACATTAGAGAATGTATACTCAGATATTTCGGATATTTTAAACGATGAATCTAATTCGTTAAGTTCTGCTAATGTTATGAATGTTGATAACCAGTTCGCAAATATGTCCCCATTTAATTTATTATTAAATTCATCTGGGGATGATGGTTTGTCTTATTGGAAGTCAGTAGGATTCTCAGTTGATTCTTCTGGAGGGGATTCAGGTTATAATTGCTTTAAGACTTCTGGAGATAGTGGTACTAGAACATTATCCCAAACGGTATATCCAAGAACAAAAAACAATTATACTGTTTCAGCTTCATTTGAACCACCTGAAGGTTATGAGTATTCTACGGAGGATGAAATTGGAATCGAGGTTACAATAACTTACGATGATGGTTCCACCCAGACTGAGTTTGTATCATTCTTCGGAATTATGAATGAAGAAGAGGGGGTATAAAAAATGTTTGAAAGAGTAAGTGCCTCAATCCATAACCATAGGAAGAACGTGAGAGCAATCACAGTGAAAGTAAAAGTTAAATCTTCAAAAACTCCATGGAAAGTTGCAGATGTTCAACTTCAGGAAGGTTCTGTAGCAACAGAATATGTAG